GCCCGGATGAACGTAAGGATCGGCGTAAACCAGGGCGATTTTTTTTTGATAGAGTATTAATTTAAAAGATAAAAGATTATGACGTTAGAAGAATTAGTTAAAAAGCATAACGATAAAATGGGTTTTTACCGAGTGAGGGATGACGATGGTCGCAGTTATCATGGAATTATCATTAAGCATCCTAAGTGTAAATTTTTTGTATGTGTAGCTGACAGCATGGTGCATAAGCCGTGCAAACAGATGCAAATTATCGAATTAGTTGACTTTGACAAT